ACCATCAGGCATATCACAACCCGCTTGAAGCCGCAGCCGGCGACCAGACGACCAGCAATCAGTTGGGCTTGCTGCCCATTCCGGTCGTGGGACCTGTGTACGACAACATCAACTACCTGCGACCTGTCGTCAGCGCAATCGGCGCACGCGCAATGCCGTTGGGCAGTGGCAAAGTGTTCATCCGCCCAGAAATCACGACGCACACCAGCGTCGCGCAACAGGCGAGCGAACTTGCTGGACTTTCGTCCACCACGATGGTCGTCACCGACAACCAGGTCACGCGCCTGACGTTCGGCGGCACTGCCCTGGTATCTGAACAGTCAATCGACTGGACCGACCCGAACAGCGTCAACATTTTGCTGCAGGACATGGCCGGCCAGTACGCCGACGCAACCGACAACTATGCAGCCGACCAGCTGTATACCAACAGCACGAATCGCGGCACATGGTCCGGCAGCGCAACGACGCTGGTGGCAGAAATCTATGCGCTTGCGCAGTGGATTTCGGCATCGTCAAACGTCATGCCGACGCACATGTTCGTCAGCCCCGCGTCGTGGGCAAAAATCGGCGGACTTGTCGACGGCAGCGACCGACCGCTGTTCCCATCAGTCGGACCGATGAACGCGGCAGGTTCGTCCGTCGCATCATCGTGGAACGGCAACCCGCTGGGCCTGACGCTGGTCGTTGACAAGAACTTCGCCACTGGCTCAGGCGCGGACCGCATCATTGTCGGAACCGCCACCGGCCCATTTGCTGGATTCGAAATCTACGAAAACCAGCGTGGCATCATCGCCATCGACAAGCCCGACGTGCTGGGTCGCCAGATTTCATTCAGGGGCTACTTCGCCACCTTGATGATTGACGCGACGAAATACGCATACGTCAACTGGACCTGATAACTAGTTAGGGGGCCGCCTAATGGCGACCTACACAACAACGCACGCGCAGGTCAACGACAACGTCGGCGTCATCGCAACGCTTACTTCAACACCTATTGAAGTAGGCAACACGATTTCGCTGTCAGGTTTCGGCCTGGGCTCGCCGTTTACCGGCAGCGTCGTCGTCACCGCCATCCCACAATTTGAATTCATCGGCGTTGACGACGAAGGCGACTACGTCTACAACGACGCGGTACGCATCCAAAACCAAATCGCGTTCGCGTTGACGACCGCCGACATCGTCCGTTATCCAATCACAGGCACAGTCACATTTACGCCAACCTGCACCTGGGTCACAAATGCAGACGTCGAAGACTGGCTGGGATTCACCGTCACCAGCCCATCGAGCGACTACGACCTGCTAACCCTGTGCGTCGCAGCAGGCAACCAGTTCGCGTGGCGACGCCGCCAAGAAGCCGGATATTTTGACAGCTTGACCACAGTCCCAAGCGGCGACGTACGCCTGGGAACCATCATTTACTGCGGCTATCTGTACCGACAGCGCGGCAGCGCAACCGAAAACTACGCCGCATACGACCCCCTGGCGACTTCAGGACCAATCGGCGGGTCATTCATCGAAGTGCTACGCCTGCTGGGAATCAACAGGCCGGCCATCGCATGACCGACATATTTAACGCCGGATTCGACACCCTAGTTACCAAACTAGGCACCATCACTGGCCTGCCAGTAACAATTTCAAGTGACCCTAGAAACATCAACCCGCCCTGCGTATATGTTGACGCACCATCATTTACCATGCACACAAATGTCATTACTGAAATGAACTTCACCGTCAAAATTTTGGGCGTCGGCCCAGGCGACCGGCGCACATTAGGCAAACTGCTAGAACTTGCAGACAAAATTCGTGGCGCACAAATCGGCCTGACCGACGGAAGACCAACCGTAACCACGCTTGGGGGCCAAGACTATGCGTCATTCGACCTAACCATCAGCACTAAAGTGGCACCATGACATTCAACGTGCTGCGACCATTCGCCGGCCACCAGGTCGGTTCCCTGCTATCCGACCTGGTAGGCCACAACATCGACTATCTGCTGTCGGCAGGATTCATCGAGCCTGCCCATGACGCCACTGAAGACGAAAAACCTGCTAGAACTGTAAGCAAGAAACGGAAGGACTAACCCCACATGGCAACCACGACCTACCTGTCAAACCCCGTCGTCAAAGTCGGCGCATCGACACCAGGCACTGACCTGACCGACCAGTGCAAATCGGCGGTCCTGACGCGCACGATTGAAGCCCTGGAATCCACTGCGTTTGGCGCGACTGACCGCGTCTACACCGCAGGACTTGGCAATCACCAGCTTGTATTGACGTTTCTGATGAGTTACGCAAGCAGCGAAACCTACGCAACGCTGCAGGCACTTGTCGGCACTCAATGTTTCGTCAGTTGCCAACCGACGTCGGCATCGACCGGCGCAACCAACCCGCTATTTAGCCTGACGAACACCTATCTGGAATCATTGGATGTCGTGAACGCAAACGTCGGCGAATTGTCCGAAGTCCAAGTCACGTTCGTCGGCGGCACCTACGCAGCTGCAACAAGCTGACAAAATCAACCATAGAAAGGGCAGGCTATGAAACTGCAACTGGAAGTCACTCACGACGGCGTCACGCACAAATGCGAAACGTCGCTCATAGTGCTGGTCGAATGGGAACGCAAATACAAAAAACGCACCGCCGACCTGGCGCAGGGATTTGCATTGGAAGACCTGGCCTACATGGCATGGGCAAGTCTAAAACGTGCCGGACAGACGGTCGGCACATTCGACGCATGGCTGGAAAAACTGCAAGACGTACAAGTCCTGGGCGGCGAAGACTCAAACCCTACGGACGCGGCGGGTACCGCCGCCAGTTAGCAGAACTGCTGCTGCGAACGGGATTCTGGCCCGACGGCATCGAATTCGACACGCGCGACTTGGCCACCGTTGTCGACGTCGCTGAAAAACAAAACAGGCGACGCTGATGCCCGTTTACGCAACCGTCCAAGTCGTTGGCCTAAAAGATGCGTTGAAAGAACTCAACACGTTTGACAAAAAACTGCGGCGACAAATCACACGCGACTACAAAGCGATTGTCAAACCAATCGAAAGCGACGCAAAAGCCGGTCTAACAGCACTAGGCGACAAACCACCACTGTCAGGATGGGGCCGGTCATGGAACCCCGCCAAAACCCGCAAACCGTTCGGCGGCAAAAAAGTACGCGACGTCTGGTCCAAAGTCCAAGCCGAAGAAAAACGGCAACAGGCAATCGCCACAGGCGGCGTCTTCCCCTGGGATACTGCGGCCGCCAAACGAATGGTCAAAGCCAAAATCAACACGCGTCAACCCAGGGAATTCGCAGGCGCAGTACGCAATTTGCAAGTTTTCACCCTCTCGTGGCTGGGCGCAGCAAACGAAATCTTCGAAATGGCCGGCCGCGAATCGAGCGGCAAAACACCACAAGGCAGACAAATGATTGCCGCACTAAACGCCAAATATGGTCAACCAGGACGCGTTCTGTGGAAAGCCTACGACAAAAACCGTGACACAGTCGACAAAGAAATGCGCCAATTAGTCGAACGCGTCATGGCGGCTGTCAACCGTAAAGCCATCTTCCAGGCCGACTAAAGGTAATCTAGGTTCATGGCCGTAACGATTCCATTTGTCACGCAATTCAACGGCAAAGGAATTCAACGCGCCATCAAAGAATTCCAATCCCTTGAAGGCGTAGTTGCCAAAACGGGATTCATATTCAAAAAATTGATGCTGCCTGCCACCCTGGCAGCCACAGGTAGCGCGCTGGCATTAGGCAAAGTGCTGTACGACGCAGCCCAAGCAGCTGCAGCAGACCAAGCTGCCCAAGCCAAACTGGCCAAACAACTTGAAAACGTCACCGGCGCAACCAGTTTCGGCGTCCAAATGGCCGAAGCATATATCGCAAAACTTGAATCAGCCACAGGCGTCGCAGACGACGAACTACGCCCCGCACTGGGTCGTTTGGCCACCGCGACCGGCAATGTCACCCAAGCACAAGAACTGCTATCACTTGCACTCGATATCTCTGCCGGCAGCGGACAATCGCTTGATGAAGTAGTCAGCACCTTAAACGGCGCAATACAAGGCAATTACAAAGGGTTGAAAACGCTAGGTATTCAGTACGAAGCGACCGGCAAAAAAACGACCGATTTACAAAACGTTTTGCGACTATTACGCGACGCATTCGAAGGCCAGGCCGCCGTCGCCGCCGACACATTCCAGGGCAAAGTGCAAATCCTGCGAACATCATTAGGCAATTTGCAAGAAACCATCGGCTACTACGTCTTGCCATATGTGACCAGGTTCGTTGACATGCTGAACCAAAAAATCGTCCCAGCGTTTCAACTGGTCGTCAGCGAAGCCGGCGACAAAGGAATCAAAGGCGCACTGGTCGCACTGGCAGCATCATTCGGCGACAGGGGCCAACAAATTTTGGACGCAGC